TTAGAAGGTACATCAGGGGATGGTGTAAACCATTTACCATCATCATCTTGGAATCCCATTTGATCTTGCATCCCTCCTGTAACATTTGCTATAATAGGAGTTCCTGCTAACATTGCTTCAGTTAGTGTTAACCCCCAACCCTCATTAGAAGATAATAATATTTGAGCATCAGCTATATTATATAAATAATTTAATTGATTTGGATGGAGTTTGCTAGTGGAGAATTTTATAGCATTTGGATATTCAGAGAATATGACTTTTCTCACCTCCTCTAAATCTGTCCCATGTTCACTAATAACTTCTGTGTGTAGTACGAAAGTACATCTATCTGCTTTGTCTTTAGGTAATGTATCTAAAAAATACTTCCATGCTAACATAGCATCGGGGATTTGTTTTCTTCTAATGTTTCGTGAATTAAAGAATAGGACAAAATCTTTATCATTTAAACCAATTTGAGATTTAAACTTTTCCATCTCTTTAATTTCATTAGCATCCTCAATTGGGTAATATACAGTTTCATCTAAACCATGAGGTACATATTCAATTACTTTATTTTTTACCTTATCCCCCAACACCAACTCATTAATTAGTTTGGTTTGTTTTGAGATTGCTAGTAAAGCATCACAACTTTCATAATATGCTTTATTATATAAAGGTGTTGGATAATCATCCCATATATTTAAGTATATTATAGGTGTTGTTTTACGTATTTCATTCTCTATTGCAAATAACCACTCAAAATATCTTGGGTCTGTTATAAGCATTATAGCATCAGGTTTTTCAACCTTCATTACCTGTCTTAAAAAATTAGCATCCCCATACCCATTAACTGGGTATTGGGTTACATTAGCATCTTCAATTCCTAATTCTTTCTGAATAGATTCGGATAAATCAATTCTTTTACCAACATTTGGATGTTGGATAGCTCCTGCTATATTTACCCAGTTGTAGTGGTGACATGAGTTAATAACTAATTGCTTTGCAATGGTGGCTACCCCTGAATGAACAAGGATATCATCGCATATGAGTAGGATTTTTTTCCTCTCTTCTTTTTTGATAGAACCGTTTTTCATGTTATTTTACTTTATTATAAATTTAAATCTTTATGGTTATGAATCATCTTTCTAAATTCTTCATCAGTTAAGTATAAATGTACTGCTCGCTCAGAAAGTTTTTGAAAGCTAAATTTCATTTTGATTGCCGCTATTTTGAATTCCTCAAATAACTCCTTGTCAATTTTTACAGATGTTAATTGCTTGTCTGCCATTTTATTATTTTTTTATATGTTACGGATATACATATATGAGGAGGTTAGTAAGTTGCAGAACATAGATGGGTTTTATGAAAGGGACACCAACCACAGTTTTTATTTGGTGTGGGTTGATGTTCTATATCCTTATACCCTTCCCTATCAAATACCTCTGTTATAAATTTATTTAACGTTTGTGTTGCCTTATTTAATTTAATTTTACCTGAGGGTGGTTGGAATTGTTGTATTCTTCGAATTGTAAAATCTTCATGTTCATATATCTTACGTTTAACAATAAAAAATTCTATATCTATATTATCTATAGACACATTATATTGTTCAGCAAAAAACTTTTTGTATAATATTAATTGGAATTGTTTTAATTCATCTTTCTTTTGGTCCTTATACCACCCACTTTTAGATGTTTTAATGTCCATGATTAAAAACTTATTTGTTTTTTCATTATATAAAACAACATCTAGGAAACCCTGGAAGTATAAGTTGGTGTGGGTGGGTGAAGGTTTTAACATAAGTGGGACCTCACATCCAACTAAATACCAACCACGTTTAGAGAAATATTTGCTTTTGTTTTTAGCAAATTCACGAATTATTTCTATCCCATCTTCATAAAACTCTCTTAATTCCTCGGGTTTTAGGAAATGTTGGTTTTTATTCTTTTTATATTGCACTTTATATTCCTCACGTAGGTTTTCTTCTAACATTTCTGAGGTGTTTAAGCGATCAGCTTCAGCTCCACTTTCATTATACATTACCTCTAAATATTTTTGTAATGTTTCATGTAGAGCAGTTCCAAATACCGTATGAATACTTGAGGTAAATTGTTTATATCCTTCTTTGTATTGTAAAGACCATTTCTTTGGACATTCAGTATACATAGATAACTGTGAATATGAAATAGATTTTTCATAAGCATAGTTTACCTCATGTTGTACTTGATTTTGAATATCTTTTACAATACTAGGTATTTTCTTTTTCTTTGGCATAACCTTAATATACAAAAAAAGCCTGCGGGAGGCAAGCTTTCTTTATTGTTTGTAGGAATGTATTATTTATGAATAATAATTTTTTAATCGAAATAAGCTCTTACCCAAGATTGAATCTTTTTAATTTTAGGGTTGTTTGTGTTTCCTCTAGAAATTTCCCTCTCTAGCTTATCAGCATAACTTTTAAATTTATATACATCTATTCCTTTATTTTCTAAATCTTCTTCCCAACTACCCTCCCAATATTCATTTGGGTCTCTTCCTGTAAGGATGTTGGCTAAGATATCCTCAGCAGCATAAGGAAGATCATATACCGCTCCTTCAGGCCCATCATATTTCTTTATTTCCTTAAATCTTACATACATAGTCTCTTCAAAAACTTTTCGTTGTTGGGGAGTTAATGTTAATTCATTATTTCCTGGAGCAGCATATTGTTTTCCAATTTTACCCATTGAATCCTCCTCATTTACTTCTCCTTTTGTAAAGTGCTCAAATGCTAACTCATAATCAGATTTTTCACGTGTTGGGAATGGATTGTTGATAGCTCCTAAACCTACTATGTTTTCATTAAGATCTTGTTTTTCCTCCAATTTTTGTTTATACTCGCTTTCTGTAATTAAACCAGCTAGGAGAGACATACGTAGTTTTTCTTTGTTCATTTTTTATTTTTATTATAAATATTATAGAGTTTTTGTCTCACGCAACTCCTTTAATGCTCTTTGCATATATAAAATATTATCAAGCTGTTCCTCAATAGAATGTTCTAACCACTCCTCCAAATTCAAATCAGTACGGTCTAAATTAGTTCCATATTTTCTCATACCTACTTGAGCACGTTCAACAAATCTATCAATAATAGAATCCACTATTGAGTCGGTTTTTGGAATACTTCTTAATTCACTCATTTTTTCAATAATTTTTTAATTTCTTTATCATCCTCCCCCATTGATGTTAAAATATTTTTAATATCATTTTTATTGAGAATGTCTAAATAATCAATAACTTCACGTTTTGATACCAAAAAGTATTGTGAGAGCTTCATAACTAATTCAGTGTTATTACTTTTTTTCTTCTTCCCAACCCACTTTAAATACACTTTTTTTTGTGGTATTGTTGAGTTTGAATATTTTTGAATATAGTTTACTAATTCAATATACTCTGAATTCATAGATAGATATTTATGTATCATATATGGTTGGAAGGTTTTCCAATCATCTTCTGTAAATTTATCAATTGGGGATTTATATTGGGTGATCTCTTCCAACCACCCAAATAAATTCATTGCTTTTTTTCCTACCATTTAAATAGCCATATCTTTATATTCCTCACGAATTTCAGGTGGGAGTGAATCAGTTAATATTTTACGAGTTTCTAAATCATAAAATACTGGGATAGGTACCATTGCATCTTCATTAGAACCTAATGTAAATTTTGATACTTTACGGATTATAAATGCTTGTCCGAATAAATTCCCACCATCATGTCCAGTAACTGGGGTTGTGGTTGAGAAGTCAATGTTTAATTGTGGTTGTTGTTCCATGTTTTATTTGTTTTTAGGGGTCCAAATTTCTTTTACTTCATACTTTTTAGGTACTCTAACTGTTTTTTCTTCTACATTATGGTTACCTTGCATCTCAATTGGTAAACCTAAGGCTTGAGACATAGGAATACTTTCAAACCCGTAGTAAAAATATTTTTTACCTGCAAGGTATGCTTTTAAATGTTTCTTCTCACGGATTGCTTCCTCACGTGATTCAAATCCTGTTAATTTTCCTCCAAATGAACGTGTATGTTCATCTGAAAGATAGAATGGTTTGTTATTCATATTACTTAATTTATATTTTATTTATTATATTATACGAACTTTTTATATAGTATCCAAAATCTTTTGAATACAAGCCATAAAACATATTTCTTTATCTAAAACCTGAGCCGATTGGAACATATGATCATTAAGTATAATAGTGATCATACCTTCACTTCCAGGTGCAAATTTATGGGCATCTGTAAATAATTTAGTATAAACGGTGTCAAAATCTGTTATATCATTATCTGCTACTAGTTGACGAATAGCTTTAAAACTACCTTTTTTTGGTTTTTGTAACTCATCAATCAACAATTTTTCAAATTCAACATTCCCAGTTAATTTAGATGGTAAAGTTAATTTCCCATTATCTATATACTTTTGAAGATTATTAATTGTTCTTCGGATATCTGGGTAATATGTTTTAACTATGATTGCTAAATCATCTAAGGTAAACTCTACTTGTTCGGTTTCTAGAATATTTTTTATATGTTTAGCTACTGCTTTCATGCTTGGGGGGACCAAGTTATAGTCTTCTAAACGTGAGCGTAGAGGTTCTATTAAACGTTCTGGGTAATTACCTGTTAAAATAAAGCGGGTACTTGCGCTATATGTCTCGATCATATTTAAAAGCAGTA